TATCCTCACTGACTTGCCAAGTTGCGTATGGTAGAGCCATCTATCAACCTCCAATTCCATCAACGAATGCCAATTCAGACTGCAAGGCAATCTTGAGCGTGAATTCGATAACGGAGTTCACTCCGCCGCCACCCAATTTAACGGACGCTTGACCTTCAAAAGTAACCTTGGTATTGTCTGGGTAGGTTTGTTCAAAGTAGAGTTTCTCCTTGTTGTCTGCAGCATTACGCAAGACACGGTAAGGTGAAGTGGTAGTGGTGTTGTCATAAGCGAATTTGTACTCAAGTTCTCCAGCATCACCAATACCAAATTCGTATTTCTTAACCTTGTCTGCAAGAGTCGTATTCTCGACTTTTTCAGGTTCAATACCAAATTCAGGTACTTCTTTCAAACCTACAAGATTTTGATAATCGCCTTTAGTTTTACTAAAAGCAAGCTTAATTCCGTTTGCTAACATGTATTAATTCTCCATTCTATACTGATAAACCAATTGTGAATTCAGGTCAACGATTCCCTCGAAGCGCATCAACTTGTGACGCAAATGCGACGGATCAGGTACATCCTGACAATCTGTTCTTCGCAATCCTAAAGATGCGAAGATTTCATTGATTTTGACCGCTAAATCGCTTGTGCTATCTTTGTCGAAGATATCCACCTTGTAGCGGATATGCGACTTTTTCTCTTGATCATCGAACCATTCACCAGGTTTATTTTGTTCTTCCAAAAAAATGACGACTGGAACATTCTCCCAATCGTCTGGATAAGTGTCGGTCACATTATCTGCGACCTTTTGCAATTCTTTGTAAATTAAAGGCTTAATATTAATCATTTTATCTGTTCTCTTATCTTTCTACTAACGTATTTTGAAATATTGCTTGATACACGGTCGTGGTTATCTTTCAAAGCAGGATACAAGTAAGGTTGCGCAGGCTGACCATACATCTTGTAAAACTCCCCTCTTTTCGCAAAGTGGTAAGGTCCTACGTTGATTTGGTCTTCATGCACGTACCACGGACTAGAACGATAGGACACGTTCACATCCGGAGATATACCAGAATGGTTCTCTTGCCCTTTCGGACCCGTTCCTAATTCGACATAGGCGCCATGGTCTGAGTTCGTGAAGACTTCGCCCGATATCTTGTTGCCGTTTACTTTTAATCGCACCCTAATGCTATTTCTCAATTCACCCTCATTCGCTGGCGCCCTGAGTTTCGCTTCAGCTTGTACGACTGTTTTAGCAGCATGCAAGACCGCTTGTCCTACTATCTCGTTGCTCTTCGCACCGTATAACTTACGGCATTTAGCGATTAAGCTATCTGCTCCGATTAAACCTGACACGTTCCAACTCCAAAACTTGATGATGACTGTATACTTTCTTCGAGATAACCCGATGCGTGGGGTCTGTCTTGCTATCGATACAAACACCATCTTTTACGTTGATATCCGCATCTTTGCTCGCATTCGCATTCAAGATATCATTGACACGGTCACCGTAAATCTCAGATTGTAGCTTGCTAGTCGCTGGCCACAACTCAAGTCTTACTTCTTCAACCTCGTCCGCATATCCCTCTTTAGCGACTCCCTCATTCGTTACGGTTTTCTTGAACCGCTTGAGGTTATATGGTTTCAGTCTATTCTTTTTCAAAAACATGACCTGCCACCCTCGCTAACCGATGCATCCGAATACGCTGTAAAAGACCCGTAGATAAGCCTGACTCACTGTAGGTAACAGAGATACCACCTTCGCTCCTAGACTGCTCTCCCTCGCTTCCAGAACGGTTGTAGAGCTCAATTGCAAGTTCCGGTAGTAGTCTTTTGAGTGCTGGCGTCAGCTTCTCTCGATTCGTCTCAGATAAAATGATATTTTCAGCCCTTAAAAGTAAAGGCAAGAGGACTGTTTCGTCACTCTCGCCCGTTAATGATTTTAGTTTTTCAAGTTCCATAAGACCTCCTAATCGTAAGGAGTCGTCTCGTCTCCTTGGGTTTCGATTTCGTCAACGATCTCGACAACGTCTGCAATATCGACTGAGAACTCGCTCTTGAGATTTTGCGACAATTCGTTAAAACGCTCGTCTGTCATTTCAAAAACATCATTCTCATGTCGTCTCACTTTCGCTTGCCAGTCATTGAAGGCTTGTTTTACTCTGACTTTCATAGGTCAGACCTCGTTATTTAACCTTCCAGTTAGCTGAGTCAGAATCTGGTTTGTTGGTTGAGCTAGTGATGTCTTTGATAGCAACATATACTTTGTCTTCATGAGTCACTGTATCGCCTTTTTTGTAATCTGAACCAGACTTCCATGCTTTTGCACGGTTCACTGTTTTACCTTGAGCCGATTCTTTAGCAGCTGGCTTAGTATCTGCAATTGTGATGATGTATTTTTGGAAGTGTTCAAGAACATACGCTCCAGTGTAGAGCAATTGTTCTACCAATTCACCAAAGCGCCCAGGTACATTGTCATTGTACTTGGTATTGTCAATTTGAATTGGTGATGTAACGACACCAGGAGCAGTTGCAAGGGCGTTAACATTTGGCAAGAATTTAGAAGGTACTTTGTAGACTGTGTAGTCATCCAATTCGCCAACGTATCCTTTGCCAAGAACCCTCTTGTCTGCGTCACCTTGTGGCAAACGTACGATTTCAGACTTGATAGCTTTGTAGAAACTTGGTGTCACGAAGAGCAAGCGTTCTTTAGTGATTCCAAGTTCATCCAATTTCTCAGAAACATCAAGAACCGCATTGTATGCGTTGTTCGCTCCTGCCGTTTTACCCATGACCACATTGTCACTTACGTTTCCGAGCGCTGCATCAAAACGAAGTTTATCAAGATATGGAGCGACTACCTCAGCAGCCTGACGAGCAATTACGTACTCAATATTTACTTGACCATTCGAGTCACGTTCGTCCAACTGGTCAACGAAACGACCCCAGTATTTTTCTTCTTCAAGAGTGTAGACCTTTTCTTCAACTTCAACATGGTCAAATTCATTGTCTTTGTTACGTTTGTAGTCTTTTAGCTCGGTTGTGTTACCTGTTGCAACTGTAAAAGAGCGACCGTTTAGAGTCACTGCTTCAGTTGGTGTCAAGAGTGGTGTTGCGTATGAATTTACCGCAAGGACATCCTCGATAATTCCAAGGTGTTTCTTGCGTGATTCTGCTGTGTTTAATGCTTCAAATGCCATTTATTTTTACCTCATTTTTTAATTTTCTAGCGCAAAAAGTCTTTTTTCCATTTTTCGATGACTTCTTGCTGATTTGTTGGCGCAGTCTTAATAGGTGCGCTACCTTTCATGCGTTCGGATACGCCTTTCTGGACTGCATCCTCCCACGTTTTCTGAATGCTCGCGATTGATTCAGTCACGGCTTCAGCATTTGACAAATCAACCACGGCTACTAATTCAACTGGTAAGCCACGTTCGCTTAGCATTGCCTTAGCTTCTGCGGTCAATTCCTTGCGAGCAATCGCTTGTTCACGATTAGCCAGTTCTTGCTCACGTTGATCCAACTGATATTTTTGTTTTTCATCAGCGTTCATCTTGGCAAGCTTTTTCGCTTCGTTTTCCTTGGCTTCTTGCTCTGATTTCCACTTAGCAAATTTCTTATCGATGATAGCATCGACGTCCGCATCCGTGTACTTCTTCTCGTCTTGCGGTTGTTGTGTAGGTTCTGCAGGTACCTCTTGGACTTCAACCGTTTCGACTGTTTGTGTTTCTTCGTTCATTGCGAACCTCCTATTTTTAAAGTCGTCCCCGACTGTATAATTCCATGGCTTTTTTTTGTCATCAATGCTCGGACAATATTAAAACCGTACGGGATTCCATACGGTTAGGTTTTATAGTTTAATTTCTTCAATTTTTGCACGTTGTTCTAGAATTTTTAAATAATTCCACATAGTCGAACGCTGACCTTTTAACAAATCGATAGGACATTTCGGTTCAAACTCTAGTTGCCCTTTTTCGTATTGACCAATCATCATGTCTAACTTTTGGAATCGTTCTCTCAATTCGTAGTATTCTTTTTTAAATCGTTCTTTCTAAGGTTCCATTTTTTTGTTCCTTTCTTAAATACAAAAAACGCATCGAATTCGACACGGTTTATAGCAATTTACAGTGATTTATAGCAGTCTATTCCTGCAAGTCAAGATGTCGGATCACCTACTTTCTGTTTTTGAACTCTTTGTTTAAATTTTTCATAAACAAAAAGATAAAAGATACCAGCAATAAAAATACCAACCACCCAAAAGCGATTGATACCCATTCCCAAATGAACATAGTTTACTCCTTTCTAAGCATTCTCTTGAGGCTTGGCATTCTTTCCCACCCATTCTTTGAAAGCATCAAAAGTATTCATGTTTTTAAGAGACAAATACTTTTCAACTTCTTCAACGGCTTCATCAACTTTATCGTCATGAAAACAGTAACCGTTACCCGATAAATCAAAAATTTTATTTTGGTTTTTCTTATCGACAATCCATAACTCCTCACCATGCCAAGCACTCTGTGGGTCGTAACATTTAGAGGATTGTATCTCAAGACCGTTATTTTCAATCAATTCTATCAACTTTTTGTACTTATTCATCAGATTCTCCTTTCTGAGCACGAAAAAAGCACTTAGATTCCTCTAGGTGCTTTGATAATCATTGGTTATTTTTTTACCCAAAACCGTGTGAAAATTTATCTGGCAATTTTTTTCCAAGTTTGATACTTTTAGTTAAAGTATCTTTTAAAAACGAAGCAAACTCTTCCAAATCATCTCCTGTATAGCTATAATTTAAGGTGTTTTTATCTACTGTAGCAACGCCTTTACATTCCCCACTTACCGCAGAGTATCGTCTTAAAACAGCGTTATCTTCAATCTTACGCATAGTAATAATTTGTTTATCAATCTTCGCCATTTTCACATGCCTCCTGGTAATTAAATTTTATGTTAGCTTTTTTATGAGCTTCATCATAATCCATTTTTTTATGGTTCATGTAGTATGACTCAAGACTCTCGTGTTGTAGCATTATTATATCACTCTCTTTTGGGTCACCCATGTATAATCTTTGAAAACTTTGAGCCATATCATAATGTGGATAAAAGTTCATCATTCTTTCTTCAAAGGCTTCATAATCCCATAATAAATACTTATTGTCTAGGATGTGTTCTAATGCTTTTGACACTGTAGAATATGGTAGTTTACTGCTTTTTGCCATTTTTTCCACAACGTCTGCTCTGTCCGAATTTCTCAGCTGATTGTAGTATCTTACTGCGAAGTCATTCTTTTGCTTCTCTACGTCTCCACGAGCAGCGCTTATTGAACCACTAGAAACCTTAGGGGTTGACTTATCCATACCTTCATTATAACTCTTTGTCCTGTCTTTTGCAACGTATTTATCATACCATTCGTCATAACTCATATCCGCAGGCACATATTCGACTTTGCCAGTCTTAGGATTTCTCGCTCGTCGCTCTAGCTTGCTGTAGTCGATATCGTCATCATGTGCGATAGTCGTAGACCTGCACCAAGGGTGTAGTGGTGGATAGTTCACACCAGGAACAGCCTTGTCCGTATCGTAGACCTTGTTATCATGTTCTTGGCAAATCTCAGACGTCCGCCTGTCCAAAACTGCTACGAATTTATACTTTGTAATCTCAGCATCTTCATAGCTGAGCAGTTCCATCTGGTTATGAAAAAAGGCTGACTCAGTACGAACCAAACGTCTAGCTTTGTTCTGTCCAACCTCAAAACGTTCAGCGATTGCTTGAGATGTATCTCTTATGCTTCGGCCAGTCATGAGACTTACTAAAAGCTCGTCTTTCACACTTGAAGCGAGCGCCCCAGTATTTGACCATATCCTATCTGAATAGGCTTCTCCTGTCCACTTTAGACCTTGTAGACGTTTGATTTCTGTTTCAGGTAAGTCGGAGAAACTATAAGCGAGCCCTGTCTGCTGTTGCAAGTCAAAGGTAGCCCTGTAGTAGCTATCCTTCATCAAGTCGCTATAAAATGAATCTGAGCCTTTCTTCTCAGAAAGATAGATAGACTCACGCATCAAATCTAAGTCAGCACTTAACCGTTCAAGTCGTTTCATGCGATAAGCATAGGCTGGACTGTCCAAATCAGCAAGCAATCGTTGAATATTTGGGTCGTTCGGTCTAGCTTCAAGCACCTTGCGAAGTTCGTTTAGGTCCTTCTGGTCCTTCATGTTCTTCAAAACATGACGAGCATCACGTTCGCTCAAACCATAATCGCGTTGAAATTTATCAAAGACCTTATTTATTTGCTTGTCTAGATAAGCTTTAGATTGCTTGTAAATCTCGTCGAACTTGTCCGCTTGCCTCTCAGCCTTATCCATTTGCTCATAGATAAGGTTAGCCTTCCTCTGGGTCCAGTAGTCCTTGTTGTTCATCTGCTACCTCTTCCTCTGGCTTCGTGTTCGCCTGATTAAAGAATGGCACACGGTCCTTATTCTTTTCTTTCTCTTCTTCGAGTTCTTCAAGTTCAGCATCAGGATCTTCAACGAATGGCAAGAGCGAAATAAGCTGACGAAGTGAGACCTTACCTTCAAGATTATTGATAATCTGTGACAATTCGAGCAAGTTCTTAGGCAATCCACGGCTAAACTGTGGCACGATTGAATGTGCTTCAAGAGCAATCTGCTGCATGCCTAAGTAATGAGCGAAGATAGCAATCCGCTGTCTAAGACCTCGCTTGTAGTTCGCTTCTTTCGTCTTAGTAATCATTTCAAGGCCCAATAGCTTGAATTCCATGGCTACGCCCGAGCTATTGCCTGCGAAGTTTTCATCTGTCAAATTCGGCACATGGCTGAATGTGTAGATGTCTTCTTTCAAAGCCTTACGCAAAATTTCAGTCGCGTTTTCGTCCAGAGCATTTTTCAAGAAATCAGCTTTGGCATCTGCTGGCAATTCCAAAAGGCCTTCTTCAGCAAGGATGCTCATTGCTTCTCTAGCATCCTCCAGGTTATCAGCCAATTGCGCGCCGTACAGAACAAGAATAGACTCGACTGCTTGCTCCTTGTCATTGACTCGGTTACCCATCAACGAATTATAAGCATCAATCAAGCTGATTTGTTGCTCGTAGTCACCAATCGCAAAGTGGTTGTTACGGTATTCGATGATTGGGATTTGCCCGAGGTTGTGAGGTTCTACTTGCTCGTTCCTGGTTGTTCCCATGCTCGAATCACGCAGCACAATGTGATAATGCAGATTCTGAGTAAAGACTTCTGCTTGATACTTAGTCGCATCTTTCGTATCGTCTTTAATTTCGTAGTAATACACCGCAAACAAAGCCTTGCGTTCAATACTGTCATCGTAAACCAGGAACACGTTTTCGGGATCTACGCTAGTCGAATCAAGCTCAGTCAGTCCCTCTTTGGCATAGATGTATTCGTAAGCACGTCCATAGATAGCCATGTTCAAAGCATTCTGCGCATCCACTTGGTCTATTTCAGTGCCATCGAAAGCCTCAAGCAAAGGCTCAAGGTCGCTCTCAGCGGTGTTATTATACTTGATAGGATTGCCCATGAAATAGCCAGTAGACGTGTCTGCGATGTCCTTAGCATGATTTGCTACTGTTTTAAAGTTTGGTGCGTTCTGATTTCTTCTCGTGTGATTCAAGATAGCATGGTCACCCAAGTAGTATTTCTTCAATTTCTTCAAGCGACTGCGCTCTTGTGCATGCTTGCGAATCAGCTTGTAGATCAATTCCTTACTCAAAGCTATTTCATCGTATCCGTCTCGTGGATAAGTTAAAATCTGATACATTTAATTCCTTTCTATAAACCGTATTGTGAACGTCTGCGGACGGTTGCTTTCCCACCTTCGATACATTGAAGGCTATATCGCAGCGCGTCCATCAAGTGGTTGTTCTTATCTTCTGGTTTGTTCAACCAATTGCCCTCTTTGTCTCGTTGATAGCAATAACTATAAAATTCATCCATGATATGCTCACAACTCGGATGCACATAAATAGCGTATCCTTGTAGCTTGGATACGCCTGCCATGATACTATCCTTTCCTTTCCTACTCTCTTTGATTCGAGATATCCCGTGTTCTGACCTGAGCTCCTCAATCAATCGCGACTCTGCGCTATCCGCGATGATTGTCGAGCGATGATAACCTTTATCCTTTATCATCTTAGCGACTTCCTTGGTTATCAGACCAACTCTGTACGCTTCGTCAAAGATGTGTATTTCTTTCGTCGTGTCATTTATCAGCGAACAACACAATGCTGTTGGATCGTGAGTGAAACCAAAGTCAAGACCAATGCATAACTTGTTAGCAGGGTTTTGCAGCAACTCATCTTTGTCAAAGTCTTTGATAGTCACGTTGTTGTAGATTAAACCTTCAGCAACTCCCCATTCGCCGTCACAAACGATTCTCGCCCGTCTGGGGTTCGTATGATACAAATCCTCATAGCGCTTGATATCGACTTCGTCCAGCCACTCATTGCATCGATAGGTGGTCGTAGTAGCGAATGTATCGGCTCGCTGAGTCTCTTTATCAAAAAAGACACGTTTGAGCCAGTGCCTCTCA